TCCCTGTTCTTTTAATTTGTATAATTACGGAGGTGAAACAGAAAAGAACTCCGCTGAATTTTATCTTTATCGGTTTTTTATTTAGTCGAGCGTACTCCGAAAAAACAGCTCCTGTCTTTACTTCGTTTAATCGTTGTTTTTCATTATAAGTCATTAAGAAAGGAAAATGCAATAACTTTACTTAATTTAACAACTGTTATATCATAACATATGATATAACTAATATGCAAATAAATTAATCTAAAGAGATTTAGATATCAAAATTGATGCACTACGTAGGTTTTGATAATTAGGAGGTCATCTTTTCAGTATGAGGCTTTTTTTCATAATAGCTTTGATTATTATAGGGCTAGTATTTTTTAAAACAATAATGTTACAGATACTCGGATTTTTAGCGCTTATCTTAGTAATTATAATTGGAGCATACTATTTATTTCAAATTCTTTTGGGATGTATAGGACTAATTGTGATAGTTGTTGGAGTCATCATGGCCCTGGCTTTAATCACTTATGCGGTTACCACTTTGTTTTGA